AACACGGGTAGTATCATAGGTTTACGTACACCCTTACGGTTAGCTTTATAACTAGGCATCACATCTTTTCTAAAGTTATTAGGGGATGTCAATGCTATCTTATAAGGCTTACACAACAAGTCTCTCTGTAGTTTTTTAATACCTTCATCAACAGCTGCGATTGCTTTGTCTTCATACGCATGTAGTGTCCAAAGGTTTTCGTCCCACTTGATAGCTTGCTCTTCTTGTAGTGCTGTCTTATAAATAATAATATCACCATCTATAAGTAACTCTCTTTTCTTATTATAGTTCTTCATGTTTTCTCTTGTCATTAGTGTGTCTCACTCACCAGTAAGTGGTATACGTAGGTCTAATTCTGAACCTACATTCTCAATAGCTTCAACAGCTTTATCACCAATGATGCTAGCCCACTCTGCATTTACTTGTACTTGTATCTCATCATGTACCCACACTACTTGATGCACGTCAGCATAAGGTTTAATTAGTCTATCAAATTCAACTAACCATTTCTTACATACAATAGCACCCGCTGATTGTAGCAGTGTATTCAATGCACTATGTGGTGACCTGACTTTTATCTGTCTACCGTCTAAACCTTTAAGGTGTCCTTTAGCAGCAGCAGATTGTACTTGCTCTATGAGTTTGTTAAGAGCGGGTAAGTTATTTAAGAATCTCTTTTTAACTTGACCAGCTTCTTTAACAGTCTTACCAGTTACTTCAGCTATCTTCTTAACCCCACCACCATATAGGAAACAGTAGTAAAAACGTTTAGCTAAGTCTCTTGAATCAAGACCAGCTAGTGTTTGTGTCTCTGTGTGGATGTCACCTTCAAGTACTACCTTAGTGTACTCTCCATTATCAAACCTAGCCATGTAGTGTGCGAGCATCCTGACTTCTAGTCCTGATACATCTATACCTACAAGCTTCTTACCTGTGGGTACTGTAAATAACTCTCTACATTCTTTACCATAAGGTGCATGTACGCTGGGGACTTGAGCTAGATTAGGGTAAGCATGGCTTGCTCTAGCTGTGACGGTTGAGTTGGTGTTACATGTACCGTGAAGTTTACCGTTAGTCTCTAGTTTAAGCCATGCCTGATTACCAGTAGCAAGTTGTGCAATTCGTTTATCTAAAAGGAAATGCTCGGCTAATAGTTTAGCAGCTGGGTAATCCAACTTACTTAATACTACATCATCTACCTTTGGTTTACCATCAGGTGTAAACTCTTTTGGATTCCAACCATAAACATCTATAAATCTTTCAGCAACATGTTGTCTACTTGATGGATTAAAAGTTACAGTCTCTTTCTTAATGAAGGGCTCACCTTTAACATACCCTCTAGTCTTGTTATTTACTTTAGGTATGAATGTTGTCTCTTTAATTATAGGTGGGAATAATTCTTGTAGCTCATCTTCTATTTCAAAGCGTCTAGCATTTAGTGTAGAGAATAATCTAGTAGCTTTATCATTATCAAATGTAAAGCCATGTTGTTCTTGTCTGAATATAATGTCAGAAACTTGATGTTCTAAATCCATAGCAGACTGTGCATAGCCCTTCTTCTCTATAGCTTTGTATAGTCCTGAAGTAACTATCACGTCTTGCTTACAGTACTCTAACATCTCGGCTGTAAACTCTGACCAATCAGTTTCTATGTGTGTTTTATATTTACCAATGCGGTGTCCCCATGCTTCAAGGCTGTGTCTCCCTATAAGTTTAGTCGGGAAGTCTTGACGTTTAAAGTCTGCATCTCTAATGTCAGGGAATAATAATCTAGTAGCAATGATAGTATCAAATACTTTACCTCTAGGTTTAAAGTCATAAATCTTTTTTAATACAGGAATATCAAACTTAATAATGTTATGCCCCACTATTAAGTCAGCCTTAGTCAGCTTCTTAATTGCAGCTTCATTATCTAGATGTAATAACTCTCCTTTATCTAAGTCATACATCACAATACAATGTACTTTGGTAGCGTCTGTCAGTAGACCATTGGTCTCGATATCAAATATGTATCTCTTCATTACTTCTCCATTTTAATTTTACGTTTATTTTTTAAATAGTTTTCCCATGTGTCTTTAATACGGCACTCATGTGTTTCTAAATCTACATATACAATTCTTACACCTAACTCTTTACCTTTGGCACTAGTTATACGTGAAGTCTCCCAGCCATTCTTTCGGTAGTAAGCTACCTTAAAGTCTACTAAAATTTTTTCTCCAGTTTCTTGATGTATTCCCACAGCATCTATACAACCATGCGGGGCGACGTTTCTGAATACCCAGTAGCCCTTCTTGATTAACCACGCACAACCAATGAGCTCACCATAGTGTCCCTTATCATTTTTATTCATAGTTTTATTTTAATAATTTTTTGTATGACACAAGTAGGAATGATTGTTGAGTTGCCTACTTCATTTACTTTACCATCTGAATCTACATTGAAGTCACTGACTAAACGTGTAACCTTCTTATCTTTCTTAATGAGCCATCCACTGGATATGCAGATAGGTAAGTCATCACAGTTGACATCCTCTATACTACGCCATCCAGCGTCTGACTCTATGTCTACCCAGTAGACCATAACAAACTCGTGTTTGAATAAGTCTAACTTAGGTAAATACTTTGTTTTCATTAGTGTATCTTGTGCCTCACCACTTCTACTTGATAGGCACGTTCATCACCTTCTTCAATAAGTTTATCAAGGGCAAGGTTTAGTAGCATTTCACCAGCATCAGTGGCTATCGGAATCTGTACTATCTTATTAGTAGATGTAGTTTCAGACAATGCTGAGATTAATATAGCTGACCAGTTTATTTCTTTTGGTTTAAAAGTCATTGTTGACATCATCCTGTGTCTCCTGTAAACATCCTGTTTCTAAGTCATAGTGCAGTGTGCAAGCTTTACCTGTCTCTCCACTAAATCTGTTCTTAAGTACGTTGACCTGAGCTAAGTTACCTTCTGACTGTAAGTCTCTTGACATACTTATTATCATATCAGATAACTGCCCGATTGACGCACTTCCTCTCAAGCTATTCATTGATACTGCCACACCATCCTCATACCCTTTGTTTCCTTCGGGTCTCTTCAGGTGTGATACAAGTATTAAGCCTATACCTGTCTCTTCTACTAGAGTCCTAAGCTTTGATACTGTATAATCAATAAGTTTACGTTCATCATTTGTAGTCTCATCACCTATAGATGACAGTGCCATGTGTAGATGGTCTAAGATTACAAAGTCTACATCACATCCTTTAGCTAAGTATCTTATCTTAGCCAATAGATTATCACTGGCTGTTGAGCCGAAGTGATTATATAAATAAAAGTTCCCATTGCCTACGGTAGAGTCAAAGACTTTTTTCAATTCAGAATCTTTGACTCCTTCCCTTGTTAAATGTAACGGCTTTCTCATCTCAATACCCATTATGCCAAGAACACTACGCTTGACATTTTCTTCGAGAGCAAGGTAACCTACTGAAAATTTTTCTCTCAGTAAGTGAAGAGCCAAGTGGCGGC